AATGCCCCTTCGGGGGCTTCATTCCGTAACTCTTTTTAAGGAAAAATATCATGGCATTACCTAATGGCGCAGGCGGTTACCAAATTGGTGACGGCAATCTGACTGAAATTCAAATGAACACCCAAGCTACCCCAGCAACGGCAACTGTCACGGCAACGTTGACAACTACCCAATTGCTGAACGGTATCATTTTGGGAACTCCTACTACAACCGCAGCCGCATACACACTGCCTTTGGCTACTGATCTAGACGCTGTTGTGTCTAGCGCCAAAGTTGGTAGCAGTTTTGAGTTTGTAGTGATCAATACCAACGGCTCTGGTTCAGGCGTGATTACCATCACTACCAACACTGGATGGTCAATTGGTTCATCAGGCTCACAAGGCTTGATGACCGTTACCACCGCTGGTACTGCTCAAGCCTACCGCGCAGTGAAAACTGGTGACGGTGCTTGGTCTTTGTATCGCATTTCCTAAAACCTAATAGGGGCTTCGGCCTCTATTTTTAAAGGAACAATCATGCCAAATACTATTGCTGTAGGCGTTGCGTTTGAAGACGCGCAACTTAATGGCGCAATTATGGGTAAAACTGGAGGAACTGCTGGTTTCTTCGGTGCTAATCCAACAACTAAGCCTGCGGCCAACACCGCTGCCTTAACTACAATCACGTCTACTGCACCTGGTACGCCAGACTTTGCAATTCAAGATTTGACTCAAACAACCCCATTTGGTTTTGTTACCAAAGATGAGGGTAATTCAGTGTTGTCGGTGATTGCAAATTTGCAAGCGCGAGTAACGCAATTAGAAACTAAACTTCAAACTCTTGGTTTGTTGTCTTAAACCAAAGGGGGCTAATCACCCCCTTCTTTAACTTATGGCTATTATTTACATGTCCCATCCAGTTCACGGTGCAAAAGTTGCCACTATGGAACTTGAGGCTGTATATGATGAAGAAAATGGTTGGACAAGGTATACTTTGGATACACCTGAAGAGGTGGCTCCTGTTGTAAATACATTGGAAGTTAAGCGTAGGCGTGGCCGCCCTGCTGTAGAGGTGGTCGAACAAGGAGCGTAAACATGGCCACATACACGGCTGGCGATCAAATCAATAGGGCATTGCGATTGCTCGGTGTGTTGGCTGAAGGTGAAACCACATCGGCATCGGTTTCACAAGACTCGCTCATGGCGTTAAACCAGATGATCGACTCGTGGAATACCGAGCGATTGTCTGTTTTCAGCACTCAAGATCAAGTGTTTACTTGGCCTGCGGGGTTTATTAACCGCACTCTTGGCCCAACTGGTGACTTTGTTGGCAATCGTCCTATCTTGTTGGACGATGCTACTTACTACCGTGACGCAGGCACTAATGTGTCGTTCGGTATAAAAATGATTAACCAACAGCAGTACGATGGTATTGCTGTTAAGACGGTAACTTCTACATATCCGCAAGTAATATTTACCAACATGACATATCCTAATATTGATATGTACATTTATCCCAAGCCTACACGGGACTTGGAATGGCACTTTATTTCGGTGCAAGAACTAACTCGGCCTGCTACCCTAGCGACTGATATTTTGTTCCCACCAGGTTATCTAAGAGCTTTCACTTACAACTTGGCAATGGAAATTGCGCCCGAGTTTGGTGTTGAACCAAGCCCACAAGTGCAACGCATAGCCATGACATCTAAGCGCAATCTCAAGCGCATCAACAACCCTGATGACGTAATGTCCATGCCTTACGCCATTGTCGCAACTCGTCAACGCTTTAACATTTACGCAGGAAACTACTAATATGGCCACCATTGCAATCACAGCTCTCCCCGTAGCCACCGCTGCCGCTACCACTGACGTTCTACCTATTGTCCAAAGTGGCACAACAAAACAAGTAACCAATGCGCTACTGTTTACCAATTCAACATTGGTAACGCCTGCGCTTGGTACGGTTGCTAGTGGCAATATCAGCGCTTGCACCAGCACAAGCATGGTTATGGTGACACCAGTAATTGGTGCGGCTACTGGTACAAGTTTGACCGCCACGGGTGTGATTGCTTCAACTGGAACGGCTGGTGTGGGTTATGCCACAGGCGCAGGAGGCACAGTTACTCAAGGCACAAGCCGAACCACAGGCGTGACGCTAAACAAGACCACGGGTGCAATCACTCTTTTCAGTGCGGCAGGCTCGGCAACAGCGGCAACTTTCACTGTGACCAATAGCACCGTGGCGGCAACCGATGTCATTATTCTTAACCAAAAGTCAGGCACAGACTTGTATGACTTGATGGTCACTGCGGTGGCGGCTGGTAGTTTCAACATCACATTCCGCACCACTGGCGGCACAACAACAGAACAACCAGTATTTAATTTTGCAGTTATTAAAGGTGTAGCTGCCTAATGAAAACGCCGATTCTTGGGTCGGCGTATGTTGCCCGCAGTATCAACGCTGCGGACAATCGCATGGTCAATTTGTTTCCAGAAATTATTCCCGAAGGTGGAAAAGAACCAGCGTTCTTGAATCGCGCACCAGGTCTGAACTTCCTGCAAACCGTAGGCACTGGACCTATCCGTGGCTTGTGGGCGCATCAGACTAACGGCACAGATTTCTATGTTGTGTCTGGCTCTGAGGTTTATAAATTAACTGGTTTGACCAGTACACCCGTCAAAATTGGTAATGTGTCTGGCACAGGTCCTGTAAGCATTGCTGACAATGGCGCAGTAATCTTTTTTGCTTGCAATGGTCCAAGCTACACATATTACGAACCTACAGGCGAGTTTGACCAGATTACAGACGCTAACTTCCCTGGCGCAAAGACTGTTAGTTACCTAGACACCTTGTTTGTGTTTAATGAACCAGATAGCCAACGCATCTGGAGCGTGGACACCATCAACCCTGCCAACGGTGACTACATTTACCCATTGGTGTTTAACGCCTTAGACTTCTCATCTGCTGACGGATCGCCTGACGGTGTAGTGGCGGTTAACGCTGATCACAGACAGTTATGGGTGTTTGGCACTGATTCCACTGAGGTTTGGTACAACGCAGGGCTAGCCAACTTCCCCTTATCTCCCATCCAAGGCGCGTTTAACGAGATTGGATGTGTGGCGGCGTACTCGGTTGCTAAACTTGATAACACCTTGTTCTGGCTAGGAACAGATGCTCGTGGTCAAGGTATTGTTTATCGGGCTAATGGCTACGCTGCGACTCGTGTCTCCACACACGCTGTGGAGTACGCCATCGCCCAATATGGCAATATTTCTGATGCTTTGGCGTATACCTATCAAGAAGAAGGGCATTCTTTCTACATGCTGACTTTCCCAAGCGCTAATGCGACGTGGTGTTATGACGTAGCGACACAGGCATGGCATGTCCGAGCAGGGTGGGTTAATGGCGAATTTACCCGTCACCGTAGCAACTGCCAATGTAACTTTGGTGGCAACATCATTGTTGGTGATTTTGAAAATGGCAATATCTACACACTAGACCTTGATGTTTATGCTGACAATGGTCAGATACAAAAGTGGTTGCGCTCTTGGAGGGCGTTGCCAACTGGCGCAAACAACTTTAAACGCACTGCCCAACACAGTTTGCAACTTGATTGTGAAACAGGTGTTGGATTGAACTTGTACCCTGCGTATGAAAGCGAAAATATAGACACTGAAGCGGGGCTAGACCTTGTTGCCGAATATGTGCAAACTTATTTAGCTACGCAATCTGGGGTTACATTAACCACTGAATCAGGGGATGGGTTTGAACCTTTAGGTCAGTATGAGTTATCAGATACCGACATTAGCGGATACAACTTGGTCACTACGGCATACCCAGCAGCGCCAGGCTATAACCCAGAGGTTATGTTGCGTTGGTCAGATGATGGTGGTCACACTTGGTCAAACGAGCACTGGTCACAGATTGGTAAGATTGGCGCGTATGGCCATCGAACATTTTGGCGACGTTTGGGAATGACGTTGAAACTGCGTGATCGGGTTTACGAACTCTCAGGCACTGATCCTGTCAAAATTGCAATTATTGGCGCAGAACTTATCCTTTCACCGACTAATGCGTAATGGCTACAAGCATTAACCAAATTACCGCACCTCGTGTTGATTTTCTTGATTCAAACACAGGAAAAATCTCACGGGAATGGTATATGTTTTTGTACAACATATATAACATTACAGGCGCAGGGTCAGGAATTACCCCAGTAGTCAACGGTGGCACAGGGTTAGGAACAATCCCAACTAACGGTCAACTGCTGATTGGCAACGCAGGCACATACACCTTAAACACATTAGGCTTTGGCACTGGTATCTCAGTAACCAACGGTCTAGGAACAATAACAGTTACCAATACCTTGCCAGACCTTACGGTGGTATTAACGGGTGCTGGTACGACAGTGGTTACGGGTACTTACCCAAACTTTACGATTACTTCAAATGATGCGTTTGTAGGAACAGTTACTAGCGTAAGCGGTACTGGAACGGTCAACGGCATCACACTAAGCGGTACGGTTACAAGTTCAGGCAGTTTGACACTTGGTGGCACTTTAAGTGGCGTTAGTCTGACCAGTCAGGTAAGTGGGATTTTGCCAGTAGCCAATGGTGGTACTGGATTGGGGGTTGGTTATCTGGTCGCAGGCCTTCCTACAGCAGGAACGGTCGGGCGCAGAACTTGGGTAACAGATGCGTTAGCGCCTGTATTTCTGGCAGCACCTACGGGTGGCGGCGCAGTGGTTTGCCCCGTGTTTGATAATGGCAGTGCTTGGGTAGTTGGTTAAAACGATTACTATTGGAATAACTAATGGAATTGGCTTACAACAAAGAATTTGGGCTTCAAAAAACCGAATCTATGAAAGATAAGGTGGATTTACTTCAGACTGAATTGATGAAGTTGCCACAATATCAGCCAGAGACAAAGCATTATTTTCATGGTGGTATGTATTGCCGTGAAGTTTTTCGCCATGCAGGGGTTTTGGTTGTAGGCGCAGTTCACAAAAAAGAACATTTATATTTGATTGTGTCTGGAACGGTATCAATTACAACAGACGATGGCGCTCAGAAGATTACAGGTCCACATTTGTTTTTGAGTAAACCAGGCACAAAACGCGCTGTTTACGCTGAAACAGATGCAGTTTGCATGACTTTTCACGTGATGGACAAAAAATCGGTTGAAGAAGCCGAAGCCGAATTAGTAGAAATAGAGGAAAATACAATGTATCTTTCTGGCAATATAGTCAAACAAGAAGTTTTGGAGGTGTCGCTATGACATTTTGGACAGCAGGGGCAGTTTTAGCCTCATCAGTAATTGGTTCAGACGCAGCGAGAAGCGCAGGCAATAAACAAGCAGACGCCGCTAAAGCCGCGTCTGATTTGCAATACAGAATGTTTCAAGAGCAACAAGCTACCCAAAAACCTTTTTTAGAGGCTGGTGGCAGAGCGCTCACAAAACTTGAAGGTCAGGTTGATTACAAACCTTTTAGTTATAACGCCATGACCGCAGACCCTGGCTATCAATTTCGATTGTCAGAAGGAATGAGAGCGCTTGGCCGTCAAGCTGGTGCGCGTGGTGGTGCAGTCTCTGGTCAATCGTTTAAAGCATTGCAAGACTACGCACAGAACGCCGCTTCTGGTGAATACACCAACGCATTTAACCGTTATCAAGCAGAACGCGCGGCTCGGTTAAATCCATTGCAATCATTGGCTGGCGTTGGTCAAACAGCGGCTACTACGCTTGGTGGAAATGCAGGCGCTTACGGAACAAACGTAGGCAATTTAATGACGGGCGGTGCGGCAGCGTCTGCGGCTGGTCAGGTCGGTCAAGCAAATGCTTTAACTGGTGGATTGGGTACATATTTAAATTACAGCCAAGGTCAAAATTTGGTTAATGCTTTACGTTCTACTCAATACGCGCCTAACTATGGTCAATACACGCCAGGTTCAAATGCTTTTGTTGGACCAATGCAACAAAATACTCCAGCAAATTTTGGTGGTTACACGAATATGGAGTTTTAAGGAATAAATATGGCACTTGACCCATCTATAGCACTTGGTGTTAGACCAATACAGGTCGCTGATCCTTTGGCTCAGTATGGCCAAATTGCTCAACTTCAAAACTATCAAAACCAAAATGCGTTGGCTCAGTTTCAACTTGGGTCGGCACAGCGCCAAGAAGCGGCGCAGAACGCATTAAGCTCTGCGTATCAAAAGGCGTACAACCCAGATACAGGGGAAGTCAATAACGCTATGTTAGTCAGAGGTTTAGCCGAAAGTGGCGCTGGTCATTTAATTCCAGAAGTGCAAACCAAAATGTTGGCTATGCAAAAAGAACGAGGGTTAGTCAAAAAGACTGGTGTAGAAACATCTGGTCTTGAATTCAAGCAAAGAATTGACAAAGCCAATAAAGCCATTTCAGACATCGCAGCGTTAAATAGCCCACAAGAAGCTGTTGCAAGCATTGACAGACATTTGGCAAGTGGTGACATTGACCAACAAAAAGCAGACATGCTAAAAGCGAATTTAGGTTCTGCACCATCATTCGGTGCTTGGCAAAAAGGAATGCTTACTAACATCTTGGATGCTAAAGAAAAACTAACTTTTACAGCGCCTAAACCAACTGCTACCAATTTGGGTGGCAAAATTGTATTTTTAGACTTAAACCCAAATAGTCCTACATTCCAAACAGAGGTTGTGCCATCGCAAAAGGTTGGCATGTCTCCTGACGCATCTGCTAGATTGGCATTTGATCAATCTAAATTGGCTTACGAAAGAGCTAACCCAGGCTTTGAACTTAAACAAGGTGAAGACGGCACATTTTATGGAGTCAATAAACGCACATTACAAGCAGTACCTGTTACTGTTGGTGGCGCTCCTGCTGTTGGCGCTCCTGCCGTTGGTAGATTAGACGCTAGAACCGATCCTCGATCTTTAATGGCTACAGAACCTACTGTTGGTGGTGGCATACCAGGTCAACGCATGGTTGCTCCAATAGTTGAAGGCGTTCCTGTGGCTGGCACACCTTTCAAGGGCAAGCACGAAGGGCTTAAACCAATACCAGCAAATATCAATTTGGCGATTATAAAAAATAGTCAAGGTGTTCAACAACTTTCAGACACAATTAAATTGCTACAACAAAATCCAAATGCTACTGGATTTAAAGGATTTGTGCCTGGTGCAATATTGAATCGAGCTGATCCAGAAGGTGTTAACGCACGAGCAGGCGTTGCGGATATTGGTTCATTGGTAATGCACGAAAGAAGTGGCGCAGCGGTTACTGCGGCTGAGTCTCCAAGATTAGTACCTTTTATTCCTTTAATTACTGATGACAATGCTACAGCTCTCAAGAAATTGAAACGTATGAAAGCAATTATTGAGGGAGAGCAAAAAGGTCTTACCGAGACTTACAGCAAAGATCAAGGATACATTCCTAACCCAGTAGTTAGCAAAATTAGCGCACAAGAGGAAGCCGCGCCACAAATGCCACCAATGTACGCAACCAATGGCAAAGAACGAATAATGTCTACTGATGGCGGTCAGACTTGGACTCCAGCTAAATAAAGGGGAAATTATGCCTTTGCCATCTGGATTTAAATTAGAAGAACCAAGCGCATCAACAGGTGCGCCAAATCTTCCTGCTGGATTTAAACTTGAACCCGAATCATTCAACGCTTTTAAGATGTTGATGAATGCTCCATCTAGTTTGTATAAAAACACCATTGGCGGTTTAGTTGAGGCTGTCAGTAGCCCATTGCAAACTGGTCAAGCATTGATGGATATAGTTGCAGGCGGTGCTTATAAAGCCATGCCAGAGTCGGTACAGCGTGGCATTACTAGCTTAGAACAAGCCTATGGCAACCCCCAAGCGTTACAAAGAGCGCAAAATGTTGCTGGCGCTGTTGGTCAAGACTATGCAACAACTTATGGCACAGGCGCAGGATTTTCAAAAACTATGCAAGAAGACCCGTTTAGGGTTGTTGGCGATGTGTCAATGCTATTGGGTGGTGCTGGTGCTGGCGCTAGAGTAGCGGGTGCTGGCAAGTTAAGCAATGCACTTGCCCAAGCATCTTCTTATACCAATCCAATAAATGCACTGATCAAACCAGTGGCATCCGTGGTTGGTGGTGTATCTACTTCGCCACAAATTCAATCTTTGATGAAAGAAGGAATAACACCAACTGCTGGTCAAATATTGGGTGGTGGTTACAAACGCGCTGAAGAGGCATTGACCAGTGTGCCTGTCTTGGGAGACTTTATTAAAAGCGCTCAGAACAGGGCTATGCAAGATGTTAACCGTGTGGCATTTAATCGAGCGCTTACTCCAATTGGGGAAAAGTTGCCAGAAGGTGTTATGGGTCGTGAAGCAGTTCAATTTGTATCAGACAAATTAGATGATGCTTATGGAAAACTGTTGCCAAAGATGACTGTTTTGCAAGACGCGCCATTTCAACAAAACATTGCTAGTTTGAAAAACATGGTGGAGTCTGGCGCAATTGATCCTAAAGCTGTTAATTTCTTTAATAATTGGGTTGATAACAACGTAATAAATAAGTTTCAAGGTCAAGGCGCAATTACTGGTCAAACCTTAAAACAAGTACAAAGTGATTTGCGAGAAACCATTAATCGTTTGAGCGCGTCTACAGATGCTGATCAAAGATTGATTGGCGATGCTTTAAAAGAAACGCAAGATCAAGTTCGTCAATTGGTGACTAGAAGCAATCCACAATTTGCAAAAGAATTAAAGTCTATAGACACAGGGTATGCCAACTTTAAACGTGTTGAACGTGCCTCCGCTGCCCTTGGTGCAGAAGAAGGAATATTCTCGCCTGCTCAGTTACAGAGCGCTGTAAAAGCAATGGATAGAAGCAAAGATAAAGGCAAATTTGCCAAGGGTGAGGCTTTTATGCAAGACTTGTCTGAAAGCGCAAAGACTGCCTTGGGCAACAAAGTGCCTGATTCTGGAACGCCATATCGGGCTTTGGTTGCCGCACTTGCCGCGTCTGGTGGTGCTGGCGCTGCGGGATTTCCAACAGTAGCCACAGCACTTGGAGCGCTTGCAACATCGCCTTTGCTGTATTCAAAAACAGGTCAAAACGCACTTGCAACTTTGCTTACAAAAAGACCTGATCTTGCAAATGAATTGGCAAATCAATTAAGAGGCAATGAACAAGCAAAATTGGCTGCATTGATTGCTGCACAGGCTGGTCAAACGCCATACCGAATTGAACTTAACAACATGGCATCTAATAGACCATGAGCGACGTAGAAAAAGATTTTGCTGTGCATGAAGCTATCTGCGCTGAACGCTATCGGGTGATCTCAGATCGCTTGGAGACAGGTAAAGACCGTATGCAACGAATTGAGTACATCCTATTTGCCTTGTTGTTGGCGGTTTTGTTTGGACCAGGCGTGGCTGCCGAGTTTGTCAAAAAACTGATA